TCCGGCCTCGAGGAGACCCTGGTCTTTGACGTCCCAGCCGACGAGAGCCACCACCGCGAGCCGCTCCTGGCCGTTGTCGAGCTGTACGGGTACGAGCCGCTGGCCCCGAACGTGAACAAGGGACTCAGGACGCAGGTCCTCGTCCGTCTCACCCAGGCCAACCCGGACATTCCCGGCGTGAACGAGCAGACCGTTCAGGACATCGTGAACATGCTGAACGTCTCGGACAAGATGCGGGCGGGCATGTCCGCCTACACCCTCACCGGCAACGCACAGTCCATCCGCGACAGCTTCTAGTCCGCGGACTCCGAAAACTGACCACCCGAAAGGACCAACCATTATGGACTATGGCAACAGCCCCCAGGACCTGCTCCTGCGCGTCGCTTCTGAGAAAGCCGCCGTCTACGGCATCTCCTGGCGTAAGCGCGGCGAGGCTTTCTCCATCGTCCCCAACGTCGCTAGGAAGGTGGACCGCCTGGGCGCGCCCGGCGCGGGAGACACCGAACTAGACACGAGGATGGACCTTGTGAACTACCTGGCTTTGTACGTCGGTTGGACCTGGCGAAACATCGTCGGCTCCTACACCGCCCAAGCGCCCGCCCTCGTCGCCCGCCCCGCCCGCATGGGAGACCTCGACTACGAGACAGGCGCGAACTACGACACCGCAGCCGCCGCCCAGGTGATCGAGCGGTGCGCCAGCCTCGCTAGGGTCCCCAGTGTCACCAGCCCAGACGAGCAGCTCATTAAGCTGGTTCAGCTCAACCTCGAGGAGCTGTGCGACGAGGTGCTGAGCCGCGAGCGCAGCATTGACCGCAGCCTGATGATCCTGAGCCGCCTCCTCGAGAACGCCTGGGAGCTGTACCGCCGCGAGTGGGGCATGGCGGTGGGCCGCCACGACCAGGACCCCCACCCCTCCTGAGCGCACAAGACGAGGCCCCTCCAAGCCGATCAGCTTGGAGGGGCCTCCTGCTATGCCGCCTACAGCGCGTCCCAGCCTTCCGGGAGTGGGCCGGACGGCCCCGCCGGGGCGGGTGGGGCAGGTGTCGTTACGCCCGGCTGCACTCGCGGCTCAGGATCAACAGCAGGCGACGCTAGGACCGTGGTCGGCTCCAGCAGCTCCGCGATAGTCACGTGCTGGCCCTCCACCAGGTCCATCTCGCGTTCAGCCAGCAGGCCCGAGGGTGTGTACACACGGAGGCGGTACCGCCCAGGGTGCAGGCTGGCCGAAATCGGCGTGCGAACACCCGCCGCGAGATTACCCTCAACGATCACATTCCCGTCCGCCAGCTTGCCAGGGTCAGGGATGGGCTTCGCGTGGACCGTCATGGGGACGATACGCCCGGTGGGGGTCTGCACGGACCCCTCGATGAAAGCAGTCATGACGACGCTCCTATGGTCGAGAGCGTATCCCGGAGCGCCTCGTGCTCCGCCCACGCCGTCTCCTGAATGTTGTCAATCCGAGCGCCCAGGTCACGCATGTCGCGGTCCTGGCGCTCGGTGATCTGGGTGAGCACCTGACCGTGGGAGGCGAGCACCTGGCCGTGCGCATCCAATGTCGAGCGGAAACCCTCTTGGTTCTGCTCGATGCGGCGCACAGCGTCCTTGATGCTGCCCCCATGATTCGGAGTCACCTCGTGATGGACTTCGGACAGCGAGGCCTCCAGCGCGTCCAGACGCTGGTCGATCTTCCCCGCGATAGCCTCCAGCGCAGCTGATGTTTCGGCCTGCTCGCGCTCAGCGCGAGCCTTGCCGACCTGCTCCCGGACCAGGAGCGCCTCCGCCTTAGCCTTCTCTCGCCCCCACTTCATACCCGCGAGGACGGACACAGCCGTCACCAGGCCCCCGAAGGCAACTCCGGAGGCACTGATGACCGCCACGACCTCGCCGAGACTCACTGGGGCGAGTCCTCCCCGTCGCGCTCCCCGTAGATCGGGGCCTCGTAGACCCCACCCGTATGAGACGCGGCGATCACGAGAGCGATCAGACCCAGGGCCTTGTCCGCCACGTCGAGCCAGTGCGTCGACTGTTCCGGCGTGACGTAGCCGTAGGCCATGCCGAGCGCCAGGAGCGCGGCGACGATGCCATACAGGGCCTTGCGGCGGGCGGGGGTGAGAGCCGCCCACCGGGTGCGATCCGTCGTGAGAGCGTGCTTCGGTGCGCTCATGATTACCATCCTCCGTTCAGCAGCTTCTGCTGCATTGCTTCGACCGTCGGAGACGGCGCGTCCAGCGCCCCGTCGCCTTCCAGTCCGTACCGTGCGGCGAGTGCGTTCGCCGTGTCCGGCCCCATGAGGCCGTCCGCCTCCACGCCGAGGGCCGTCTGCATGGCCTCGATGAGGAGGGAGCCTTCCGCGACCTCGGTGGGCACAAACTCCCAGCCGGACGTGCAGCCGGGCAGGCTGTCGCGGTTCACCGCCGCCTGAGACGACACCACGCCGTCCACCGTGGTGCCCAGGACACCCTGGAGGAGACGGGTCGTCGCGTCTCCCCAGTAGCCGTCCACGGCGGGCTGGTGGGCTGCGGTGGGGACGATGCTCGCGCCGCGCAGCGCCGCCAGCGTCTGGGGACCGGGGATACCGTCGATCTCCAGGCCGCCGTTAGCCTCCTGGAAGGCCTTAATCGCGTTGTAGGTGTTTTCGCCCAGGATGCCGTCCGCGCCGTCCTCGCCCAGGTCGTAGCCTCGCGCGAGGAGCTGCGTCTGGACTTCGCGCACGTAGTCCTCGCCGTACCCGTTAGCGTTGTATCCGGAACCGTGGCCGTAGATGGACACGCCGCCCGTATCCGACCCCGTGAACCTGAGCACGCAGTCCCACGGGTAATCGTAGTAAGGCTTGACGTTGGTCTCGTTGGCCTGGTCGCCGGACTGTCCGCCCGCGATCTCCCCACGCTCGTCAATCGAGGCCTGAGCGAGCAGACCGCCACCCAGGTAGACCGCCACGTGGTTGGCGTGGTTGAGCAGAATGTCGCCGCGCTCCAGGTCGGTGTCCGGGTCGAGCAGGTCCCAGCCCCTGGCAGTCAGCTCACGAGCCATATTGCCCGTGTACGTCGCGTTGCCAGTGTCAAACCCGCGTGCCTTCAGCACGCCGATCACGAGCGCCGAGCAATCCGTCTCGCCACCAACGCGCAGGTCCCAACGGTTCCACTGGTCATAACCCAGGTCCCCGTACTGGCACCACCATTCCATGTCATACGCAAATGCGTCAATATCTGGCATGTTGTCAGTTCTCCTTCTTATCCTTGAGTGCCTGCCGGAGGGCGAACAGGAGGTGTTCGTCCGTCACAGCAGACAGGTCTTCTCCCACCTCGGGCGGGACCTTAGCCAGCGCCAGGTATCGCTTCTCGAACGCGTCTTCGTACACGTCCGCGATAGCCTGCTTGCCCGTGTTGTCGGCATTGGAGACGACGATGTTACGCCAGGAGGCCTCCACCTCGTTCTCCGTCATGCCCAGCGTCGCCGCCAGAGCAACGGCACGCTCCTTGAGTGCGGCATCCTTCGTCACCGCGATCAGCGCCCTGCTTGTTGCAGCCATTTCTGCCCCCTTCTAGGCCTTGATAATGTAATCCACCGCGTAAAACGGAGGGAGATTGTTGTGCGGCTGGTTGCCGCCCGTAGCTGCCGCGTCCAGGTAGCCGAGCTGGCCCGACCCGGACCCCGCCGCGATAGTCCACTTGCCGCCCGAGCCTGCATCCGACCGCCAGATGCCCACTCCGCCAAGCCACGAGCTGTCGTAGCCCTGGCCGATCACCTTGTGGGAGTGATAAGGCATCTCAGCGGTGGTCAGGGTGTGGGTCTCCTCGCCGCCCGTCTGCGCTCGCGGGTGGGAGGCCGACGACCCCATGAGGAACCGACCGCGAAGGTCAGGCACGGCGAAGTCCACGCCGGTCCCCGTCGCGCCGAGGACCGCCGCGAGCGCCGGATACTGCGACTTCTTGTAGGCGGTGCCATCGCACAGGAGCCACCCGGCGGGAGCCTTCACCCCCGCATAGGCGACGACGGTACCCACCGGGGCGGACGACCCGCCGTCGCCCGTCTGCGTCTCCCGCACCGTACCCAGGAGGTACAGGCGGCGGTTAACGCTCACCGTCCACACGCGACGGCCCGTCTTCAGGTCGCCCGCGAAGTTGATCGGGTCAGCTGCGAGCGGGGTCGCGTCGCCGTCGAGCTGCACGCGCAGCGGGTCGGTACCGACCACCACTGCCCACCGGAAGACGGGCGCGAGGTCAAGGCGCGAGCGCAAGCCCTCCACCACATTCATGAGGTAGTCGAGCGTCGTCATAGGTCGGTCACCTCCAGGAGCTTAGTCTTGACGAGCGCGGTGGGGTCCAGGCTGTACTCGATCTCTTTCACCACGCCCTGCGCCGTGTGCCCCTGGCTGGAGAAGCCCGCCACCTGGTTAGGCTGCAAGGGCACGGGCATGTGCCGGATCGTGATCGACGCGGACGGCGTGGACACGTCGATCAGGCGGCGGCGCGCCTGCGAGTCAATCGACTCCTGGTTAGCCGCCTCCACGCCGGTCTGGGTCTCGACAATCCACCGTCCGCGCGCCTGGAATGAGTAGGCGGACGCGGGGTCTTCGTTGGTCGCCACGCCCACCAGAGCCGCCTTATCCTGACTACCCTCGCTCACCAGTACAACCTTGTTGGGGACGCTGGCCGCGTCCAGCTCGCGCTCCCACTCGGGGAGGTGGATCGCCCTCGCTCCCTCCTGGAAATCATAGGCCACGCCGCGCGCCGCCGGACGCACGTAAGGGTCAAGGTGGACCTGACCCTCACCGTCCGGGTGCGCCGACCAATAGCCCGCCGCCGAGAGTAGCTCATTGGCGATAGTCAGCTTTGACTTGCCCGGATCGTACACGATGTCCGACGACGCGGTGGCCGTCGACGGCGTGATAGACAGGCGCTCCAGGCCGGTGTCGCGCAGAAGCCCCGCCGCCACGTCGACCAGGTTGGACCCGGCCTTCACCACGTAGGTGCGATCCACGCAATCAGCGTCCGGGAGGGCCAGCGGGGACGACAGATCAACGTCCCACGTGGACCCGGCCTCGCCGTAGGAGCGGGTGGGAGCCGACAGGAGAAACACGCCCAAGCCCCACGAGGAGCCGGACGTGGCGTAAGCGACGCGCACCCGCTGAGTCATCCAGTCGATGGGTCCGCACGCCTCCGTGAGGTGCAGGCTCCCGGACGCGCGCAGGCGCGTGGAGTTGCTGAGCGTGATATTCCCGCCGGTCACGCCGTCCAAACGACGGATTACACGGTCCTTGGAGTCCAGGAGAGTGACCGTGTAATCCGCCTGCCTATGGGTGTCGAGACCGCTCACTCGTCGGTCTCCTTCACCGTCCGAGCAAGCACATCACGCGACAGCTCAATCAGGCCGCGACGGGTGATCAGCGACCCCCGGCCCTCCAGGAACCACAGCGCGCGAGAGTCCTCGTCCGCCTCCGTGGTGAGCACCTCGCAGGAGACGGTCCACGCGCCGACCAGCGCGCCCTCCGGGTACTTCTCACGGATCAGCTCCGCGAGCGCGTTTTCCACGCGGTCAAGCCGGTTACTCATGGTCCACCTCCTCGACCTCCAGCTTAACACTCCACTTGCCGGACAGCGCCCGGTCAGCGGTGAAGTCTCTGACCGAGCAGTAAACGCGGCGGCCCATCGGGTCGCGGTACAGGAATGGCCCCGGCGTGTAGGACAGCTCCTCAAGGCGCTGGATCATCCAGAAGTCCTCATCGAACAGGGTCGCGGACAGGCTCAGGGTCTTCTGTCGGTGTCGTCCGGCCATCTCCACGGCCCGCTCGCGGCCCGCGAAACGGTACAGCTTGCGGTTGGCGAGGCCAGTCTTGCACGAGTGCAGCGGGTCCCACCGCAGGGGCACGGTGAAGCCGAAGTTCTGGCCGCCGCCGATCCACATGGCCCACGAGTCCAGGACCATCTCCTCCGTGGTGACCGCCGACGAGGGTAGCGCCGACGTAGCGGTCACGCGGTATACCGCCGCCCCATGACTGACCGACTGGTAGTCGAGGAGCTGGCCGGACACTGGCAGGTCCTCGGTGATGACCGTCCAGGACCTTCCGCCGTCGTCGCTGCGCTCCACCCTGTTGCGCACGGCGGCGGGTTTACCCGCCTCGGGAGCCGGGTTCACCACGCGCACGCGCACGCAGCCCGCCAGGTCGTCCCACTCCGGGTACACGCGCGGGGCCGGAGGCTTCTCATAAGCCACCGCAAACGTCTGGTTAACAACGCGTGACTGCACGCCGTGCGCGTTCGTCGCAACCACAACCACGCGGTAAGTACGACCATTCTCCAGGTACGTGTTCAGGCGGACGCGAGTCAGCGGGCCGCGCACCTCCTGCGTCTCCACCAGGTTGTTGCCGCCCAGGTACAGCTCGACGCGGGCGCTCGACTGAGCCGGGCCACCCTGCGACGAGTACGACCACGCCACCTCCACGAACGAGGTCTTGACCGTCTGGGAGGGGGACTGAATCGACACGACGGGGCGCGGCTCGACGTAGAACGTCGCGCGACGGGAGACAGGGGACGCATCCGCGTGCAAGCCCCACGTCTTCACCCAATACTCGTAGGTGCCGACCTGGAGCACGCCCACCGTCGCCTGCTGCTCGGTGGCGCGACGGTCGAACGTCGGCCCCGGCGCGCCCGTCGCCTTCTTCAGGTACTGGAGGCTGTAGCGGGTCTGCGGGCTGGAGTCCGTCGGATTATGCCGCCAGGTCAGAATCACCGGGTCGTCCGACGGGAAGTACACGCCGTCCGACGTCGGCTCGGGCGCGTTCGGGCGCGCCAGGAGCTGCACGACGTTGGACGGAGCCGACTTCGGAGACTCCACCGACCCACCGACGCAGACAACGCGGTACTGGTGCGTCACGTCAAGGCGCGGGTTGCGGTGCAGCAGGAAAGCCTCATGGGTCTTGATCGAGGCCTTCGCAATCAGCGTGTTACCGTCGTAAACATCCCACCCGGTCGGAGTATAGGGAGCCTTATTCTCCCACGTGATCAGAATATCGCCGTCCGCGTTCTTCTCCGCCCGGACGTTGACAGGGGCGGGCGGCGTGGTGTACACCGGCTCCGCCTCCACGTAGGCCGAACCGCCCGCGCTGTTCTCCGACTTCACGCGGTACGTGTACTTATGCCCGGCGGTCACGTTGAAGGTGGCGAGCGAGACCGCATTTTTGACCGGAGCGACAACTTCCCAGTCCGCGGACTCGTCAACACGACGTTCCACCACGTAGTTGTTAATAGGGTTGGACTCGCCCTGGGGCGGCGCGATCCAGTCCACCGTGATCTGAGAGTCGTTCACGCGGGTGGCGTGGGCGACCGTCGGAGCGTTCGGATCATTGACCGGACGGGCAGGCAGCGTCAGGTAGTTTTCTACCGCCGGGTTGCCGCCGTTCCAGATCGGCCCGAGGCTCGCGCCGATGCCCACCGTGGTCTCCTGGCCGTACTTCAGCGGGACATTGAAGCTCCACTGCGACAGTTGCTTGTAGACCGTCTGGCCGTAGCCTGACGAGAAGCTGAAGGCCTCGGAGCCTTCGCCCGAGTAGCCCCACCAGCGCCAACGGTTGGTCCAGTTGTGGCCGTACCCGTCCGAACAGGCGGTCACAGTCGCGGTGACCGTGACCGACCCGCTGGCGGGATCGCCGGACCAGTCCAAGGCAATGCCAATGAACATGTAGCCGCTAGATGCTGACCATACGGTAGCCATACGTGGACCGTCCCTTCCTGTTAGAAGCCTGCGCCGAGGAGATCACGGGCGCGCGTGCGAGAAGCCGGGGCCAACGCGTCATTCACCGCGCCCCTGGCCGCCACCCTCATGCGGGCCATGAGCTGGCCGTCCTCGTCCACGACCACCAGAGTATCCGGCCCGCCCGCCTGAGCCGCGCGGTTCTGGAGCGCGTCCCACTGACCGGACGTAAAGACCGGCTCCGGCTTACCCGTCTTATTTAGGACCGTGGTCAGGCCAGGCTGGAGATAGCCCCCATTGTCAAACTTGTACGTACCCGCCGTCGGACTGCCCCAGATGCCCGTCTCGCGCACGAAAGCGCCCGGCTTCGGGGCCTCCACCATCATGCCGTTACCAGACGAGATAGCCACGTGCCAGGCCGGGTTGCCCCAGTACAGGAGCGTGCCGGGGACGCTGGCGTTGCCCGCACTGGAGCCAGACTGGTAGCCCGCCGCCGTCAGACGCGGAATCGAACTACCCATCTGGTGAGCCGCCCAGTAGACGAGGCCGGAACAGTCGAGGCCCGGCGGGATGGAGCTACCGCCCCACACGTAGGGCACGCCGATAGCCTTCCTGGCGGCGTTGACGATGCCGACCGCGCCCATAGTCTCCGTCTTGCCCTTCAACCAATTGGCAAAGCCGTCAATCCAGATGCCGGGGACGGCCCGCATCGAGTCCGAGATCATACCCGAGCCGGGCAGATTAGCCATCATGGCGTTGACCGGGGCCTTGATGAAGTTCGCCACCGCGCCGATGGGGTCAGCGATAATCTTCCCCATGGTGTCGGCTGCGTCCTTGATCCAGTCCCAGCCGCCCTTCACAGCGCCCCAGATACCGCCGTCCGCGTAGGCCGCGAACTTCACGCCCGTATCGCCGCCAGGGATGTAGGAGGAGTGTGCGCGGGCGGCGGCGTTCATACGCGCCACAGCCTCGGGACCACCCACCGCGCGCACCCACTCGGGGCGCATGATGGCCTCGCCGCCGGACAGGGCGAGCGCGCCGCCACCATCCGGGCTGAAGAAGTGGTAAATATCGCGGCCCGGCGTGTAGCCAGGGAGGACACCACCCGAGGCGTACTCAGCGATAGGCGAGACCGCCGGGAGGCGGAAGGACAGGCCCAGCTTCTCAGCCATGCTGTCCGCCGTCTTCTTGATACCCGACGTGTAGACCGTGTTGATGATGAAGTTGATGGGCTTGGCGACCACGGACTTGACCGAGTTCCAGATGTTCGCCACGCTGTCCTTCATCGACTGGAAGGCGTTCTGGATGCCGCCCGTCACCGTCGAGATAATCGACTGGAGCGTGCCGCTCATCCACGTGGCAACGTTGTTGATCGAGGTCTTGATGCCGTCCCAGATCGACGTGATGGCCGTCCAGAGCGCCTGCGCCCCGGCCTTGATGTTCTCCCACACGGTCGAAATCACGGGCAGCACGTAGGACTGGAACCAGCCCGCCACCGTCTGCACCGTCGTCTGGATGCCCGTCCACACGGCCTGGATACCGTTCCACAGAAGCTCCGCGCCCGCCTTGATACCGTCCCACACAGCGGTAATCACCGGCAGGACGTAGGACTGGAACAAATCGGCGGCGACCTGCACACACGTCTGGATGTAATTCCAGTACGCCTGGATGCCATCCCACAGGAGGCCAGCCCCGGCCTTGATGCCATCCCACACGGCGACGATCACCGGCAGGACATAAGCCGTGAAGAAGTCCGCCACCGTCTGCACCGCCGACTGGATGCCAGACCAGGCCGACTGCATGTACTCCCACAGCGTCGCAACGCCCGTCTTGATGCCCTCCCACGCGGTCTGAATGTACGGCCACACGTAGGTCACAATGAAGTCCGCGACGGCCTGGAGGACCGCCTTCCACGCCTCGATGTAGAGCGCGATAGCAGTCACGACCACCCACACGGCGACCTTAATCCCCTCCCACACCGACTCAAAAACCGGCAGGAGGTAAGTCTGGAACCAGTCAATCACGGAGCCGACCGCGCTCTTGATGCCCGCCCACATGCCGTCAATGAAGTTCCTGAACGTCTCGCTCTTGTTGTAGGCGACGACGAAGGCCGCCACCAGCGCGCCGATAGCGACGACAATCAGACCGATCGGGTTGGCATCCATAGCGGCGTTGAGGAGCCACTGGGCGGCGGTGTACGCGCCCGTAGCGACCTTGCCAGCCACCATAGCGCCCTTCTGCGCGACCCAGGCGGCGGTCGTGCGGCCAACCTGCACGCCCTGCTGGACAATGCTACGCAGGAAGTCGCCCGCGTACATGGCCTTCAGGGCCACGGTCTGCGCGAGGTCTTCGGCCTTGGCGACCTTTGCCGCCGTCCACGCGGTCACCTGACCCCACACCTGGGTGGTCAGGGCGACAAGGCTCATGGTGCCGGTGACCGTCTTCCAGGCGATAAAGCCGCCCACGACGGACTCCAGGATCACCTTGTTCTGGATGAGTGCGCCGAAGAAGCTCCCGAGCGTCCCCCAGAACGGGGACGACACGACCGCGCCCAGGAAGTTCGCCACGCCGGGTATCACCGTCGTGGACAGGAAGCCCCAGATGTCCATGACGTTATCCCTGACCGATAGGATAAAGTCGATGAGTCCGGAGTCCTCCTCGACCCCGAAGAAGTTCCCGTCAAAGTTCCCGTTGACCGCGAGGTCAAAGAACGACTGCACGCCAGGGACGAGCGTCCCGGTCACCCAGTTGTACAGGTCCAGGCCGGTGTCCTTGATCGTGGTCAGCGCCGTGATGACCCCCGAGTCCGACGCGAGGCCGAACAGATTACCGTCGTAGGAGCCGGTGGTGACCAGCGTCCAGATCGACTCCAGCGCCGGGAACAGGGACCCGTTAATCCAGCCGAAGGCGGCGGACGCGCCGTCAGCGACCACACCCATGAAGTCCGTCAGGGCAGGCTTGATGCGGTCCACGATCTCCATACCGCCCGTGACGAGCGCGGCCTGCAGGTTGCCCCACGCGCCCTCAATCGTGCTGGTAGAAGTCGCAGCCTCGCGGGCAACGTCGGTGAAGCCAAGGTCCAAGATGGCTTGGTTGAATTCCTGGGCGGTGATCTCGCCCTTCGCCATGGCATCACGGAAGTTCCCCGTGTACGCGCCATTCTTGAGCAGAGCCTCCTGGAGCTTGCCAGACGCGCCCGGAATCGCGTCGGCCAATTGATTCCAATTCTCGGTGGTGAGCTTGCCCTGACCAGCCGTCTGGGTCAGCACCATGCCTACCGACTTAAAGGTTTCGGCGTTACCGCCCGCGACGGCGTTCAGGTTGCCCGCCGCCTCCGCCAGTTGGTCGTAGCCTTCCACGCCGTTGGCGGCGAGCTGCGCCGTGATGTTCTGGATGTCGCTCAGCTCGTACACGGTATCGTCCGCGTACTTCTTCGTACTAGCGGTCAGCTTCTCGATCTCATCCGACGCGACACCAGCGAAGGACAGCGTGTTCTTGAACTTGTCGGTCGCGTCGCTGGCCGCCAGCGCCTCCCGCGCCACGTCGGCAAAGCCCACCACCGCGCCGATAGCGCCCATAGCGCCGAGGGCGAGCGCCCCGGCCTTGGCCGCGCTCTTGAAAGCGCCGCCAAGGCCGGACTCAATCTTCTTCTCAGCGGGCCTGGTATCGACGTCGCCCAGCTCCTTGCGGACGGACTCATTCAGGCCCTTCAGGGACGGCGCGATCTGAATCCACGCCGTGCCCAGGCTAAAGCCGTTTTCCGCCACAATCCGCTCCTAAATGTGCGCCGCGACCCACCGTCGCGCCCGTTCCTCACGCCTCTGGGCTTCTTCCTCCGCCCGCTCGAACCAGCCAGGCTCAGGCGGGGCGACCGGCTTGGGCACGTCGCCCTTCTTGCCACCCAGGGACGTAATGATTATACCCTCCAGACGATGGTTAGCGGCGAAGGTCGCCGCCACCTCGTCCGTCCAAGCCGCTGCTCCGCCCATGCGTTTACGGAGCAGCGACCCGGATGGAAGGTTGTCGATCAGAACCTTGACACGACGGAGCGACAGGCCGCCGGTGAAAACCTCCGTCAGGTCAAGATGATATGTCATCTGGAAGTCGGCCTCCAGCACCTCCCAGTGGTCCTCCAGGAAGGTGGCGAGGCCGATCAGTTTCCCTGGCGCAGGGACTGGAAGACTTCCTGGGTGAATTCCACGACCTTGGAATAACGGAGCTTGCCGTTCTCCTCACGGAGGGCGGTCAGGGCCGCGTCGCGCTCCTCCTCGTCCGGGATGAGGCACTCCAGCATGGGGCGGTAGTCGCCGTTTTCCATGGCGACCATTGCGTCGAAGTCATCGACGTTCACGGGGTCAACGTCAAGGGCAATGCCCATCACCTCGACGTGAATGGGCTGGGGCGCGCCGGTGTCGCGCTTGGCCTGGGCCTCGCGGCGCGCCAGCTCAGCGGCGGAAGGCTGCTTCTTGGCGGCGGGCTTGCGGGCGGTGGTGGTCTTGGTAGCCATGATGATCTGTTCTCCTAAATAGGCTATCGGTTAAATTGTCTGTTCTCCAAGGGGGTGTGATGCCCACCCCCTTGGAGAACAGACACGGCGCGCGGGTGGGAGACCAGGGGTCAGACGACCTTCAGGCCTTCCTCATCGGTCAGCAGGACATAACCGTCCAGGACCTCGAGGTTGTACTCGTACACAGTCAGCTCGCCGACCTTGTACGAGATGTCGCTACGTTCGCCAAGCTCCAGGCGCTTGAAGACGTAACGACGCTGCTTGCCCGTCGAAACGTCGAAAAGGTCCGCCACGCCCACGAGGACCTCGACCTTACGGGAGGTGGAGACCTCCATGCGGGTGATCGAGGACGTGCCCGCCGTGACCTTCTCGGTCTTCAGCACGCCCAGGTAACGCTTCAGCAGCTCGAGCTTGCTTTCAAGCAGCGAGGCCTTGAACGTGGTCGAAGACTCGGACATGTAGGTGCGGACAACACCATGACCCTGGTGGCCACGCACCTTGTCCACGGAGTCGGACATGCCCAGGCCCATGCCGTCCTCGGACAGCCAGCCCACGTCGATCATGCCCGTGGGCATGGGCGCGGTCAGGTTGGTGATGGTGGACAGGTCGGTGCCCGCCGGGCCGAGATAGAGCGTGTCCTTCTCGGAGCCTGCCATAAAGGCGAGGTCAGCATTAGTCTTGCTCATTGCTTAACTCCTAGCTTCGCTGTGACTTGGTACGTCGCCGTGTAGCGACGCAGGTCCGTGTCCGGGTCGGGCAGCTCCGCCGGAGCGGGAGACTGCACGACGGCCACGGGGCCGTCCGCGCTCGGGAGAGCGTGAACGGCATCCCCTACGCGGCGGGCAAGCTCGCCCGCCCACCACGAGGTAGGCGCGTAGGAGTCGATGGTAATCTGGGCCGTGTAGAGGACCCGGTCATGCTGGCCGGGGCCTCCCGTCGCCAGAACGAGGACGTAGGGATGCGGGTCCTCCTCGGTGGAGGGGCGCACGCCGCCCACCGTGGTGCCCTTCAGCTCGCCCTCGAGGCCCTGGACAACGCCGGGCTGGTTCAGGTAGTCGATCACCAATTTTTGGAGATCGGGGAGTGGGTGGCTCATCGTTAGCCCCTTCCTACGGCGCGCTCCAGCACGTGGTCGCGCGCCTGTCGCTTACGGGCCTTGTACGTCTCGGGGAGGACGTAGGCGCGAGCGCGGTCCTTACCGACGCGCACGCCCGAGGTGAAGCCCTCACCGGCGCGAGCGGCGACCTCCGCCGCCTTCCGGGCGAGCAGGGCCTGCACCTCCGACCCCTTCAAGATGGCCTCCGCCGTCCGCTTATTCGGCTTGAACTTAACGCTCACGAGGGGCCTCCTTCCGAAGTCGCAAATATACCCCCAGGGGGTACCCTACCAGGGAGCCGACCGGCTCCCACACGCCACCACGCAGACGCACACGGTCACCAGGCAGGACAGAGGCCGGAGCCTCGTCCCGATTGTCCCAGTAGATCGTCACGTCCTCGCGCGTGCCGTAGTCCTCGCCCGTGCCCTCGCGGTTCTCGGACTCCGTGGTGGCGACCAGGACCGGGGCCAGCGCGATCTCCTGAACGTCGTGCGCGCGGAACGTGACCCCCAGGGGGTCGCGCTTCGGCTCTGCACGACGCAGGAGCACCGCCTGCTCCTTCCATGCCTCCATGACGCTCACGGGCGACCCCCAAAAAGGGTGTCCGCGACCCCGAAAAACGAGGCCGTCGCGCCGTTAATGTCGTCGCGGTCCTGCCTCGTGAGGAATATGTCCCCGCTCGGCGTTGACCACGACGTGGACATGGTGAAAGGCCCCGTCGTCTGGGTGACCTGGGAGGCATCCCCGGCCACGCCCGCCGGACGCTGACGCAGCGCACGGGCGACGACGCGGCACACGACCGCCACCCGCACCGACTCCGGCGCTCCCTCCCAGCCCGCGCAGCGGTGCCTGATGAGGTCGCTCGCGTCCTCCAGGAGGACCTGAGCGCGCGCGGGAGCCGCGTCCACCACCCGAAGGTCCTCGGGGGTGAGACGGTCGCGCAGATCGTCAAGCGTGGCGAAGGCGAGGGCGGTCACGTCAGACCAGCTCCTCGTCGCCCTTATCGGCCTTCTTGCCCTGCTTCTTCGGCTTCTCGTCCTCGGCCTCAGCCTCGGGAGCGATCAGACCCAGGTCCTCCGCGCGAGCCGCCAGCTCGCGGACCTCGCCCGCCAGCTTCTCGTCGGTGACCGTGGCCGACCCCTCGGTGAACTGGATACTGCCCGAAGGCAGGACCAGGAGCAGCTCAGGGTAGATGCTTGAGTAGATGTTCACGGTGTTCTCCTCGCAGTTGGGCCGGAGGCGGGGCCGATGCTCAAGGCCCCGCCTCCGGAGTCGATCAGGAGAGCTTCAGCTTGCCGTGGTGCTGCTCAGCACCATACCGCAGGCCGATCTCACCGTATAGCTGGACCTTGTCGAACGCGCCGGTCTTCGCCAGCGGCTCGGCAAAGAACGTGCCCTTGCCCGGAATCTCCAGGAACACAGGCGTGCATTCCTCGAGGGACACGACCAGGAGGGTGTCCTGGGGCACGTCGTTGTCGAGCATGATGTTGCACGCGCCGAAGTCCGTTTCGATGGCCTGAACGTTCACGCCGCCGACCGTGCGAGAGGTCTCGCGGTAGCCGTTCTCCTTGATGAACACCTTGGAGAGGGCACGCTTCATCTTCGCACCGACCAGGATCGTGCGGGTCTCGCCCTCACGGATACCTCCGTGCTCCCACACCTTCTGGAGGGTGTCCAGCACGAGGTCCTCGGTCAGGTTGCCAGTACCAGCCACGACGTTGGTCGTGATGGCCTCAACAAGGCCGCGCGTCTTGCGAGGCGTGGTGTTGTCCGTCGGGTTCTGGTAGGTGCCCGTAATGAACGCCTTGTTCACGTCTCGGGCGACCTGCTTCAGGGACAGGTCGAGCTGGTGCTTCAGCTCAGACTCGGGCATGGTCGTGGTGCCAATGGTCACCAGCTTCTCGCCGTCGGTCGAACGCATACGAGTGGTGGCCTGTCGCGTGTAAGACAGCTCCACCGCCTCCTGGTGAATCTCCAGGACGTTGGACACGCGGGAACGCGGGCGCTCCTCGCCGTTGGGAGCCTGAGCGCCCTCGGTGCGCTGGCGCGTAATATCTGCGTCGCGCATATCCTCGGTCTGCCACTCGATGAGAGTAGACCCTGCGGACTCGCCGCCGGTCAGACCGCCAATGGCGGACAGGAACGGGGTGTCCTCCTTGGAGACCAGGAACAGGTCTCCGGTGTAGTTGGGCAGGTTGTAGGTCGTGCCCTGACCAGTAACGCCGGTCATGTTTCCTCCTAGATGAGATTGGACGCAGCCGAGAGCTTCGCCAGCTTAAGGCTGGAGAGCGCGGCGTGGTCGCCGTTCGCCTCAGCGCGGGCGATCATCTCGTCAACGCTGAGCACCTCCCCGCCGGGGTTCTTCGTCCCCACGGTGGGGAGCGTGGGCGTGGAGGCAGCCCCGGCGGGTGCCGGGGTGGACTTAGCGAGGCCCGCCAGGGCCTCATTCAGAGCCTCAAGGTCCGCGTCGTCGCGGATGAAAGACCCGAGCTGCGCCGGGATGCCCGCCTTCTCCAGGCGCTGCGCGCGCTTCGCCTCGCGCTCGCGGGCCTCCTCACGGTCGCGCATCTCCTGGAGCTGCGCCTGAAGGGCCTCGACGGTCTCCTGAAGCGCCTTCACCGCGTCCTCAGCGGGTGCCTCGGGCGCTTCGGGAGCCGCCGGGGCCTCGCCAGCCGGTGCCTCGGGCGCTTCGGGGGAGTCCGCTGACTCCTCGGAGGCCTCCTCAGCGGGTGCCTCGGGTGCTTCAGGTACCGCCGGAGCGTCCTCAGCGGGTGCCTCGGGCGCTTCGGGAGCCGCCGGAGTAGCCTCCGGTGCCTCGGGGGTCTGATCGACGGCGGGAGCGGCCTCCTGAGCCGCCTCCGTGGCCTTAGCCTTCTTGCTCATTGCTGTTCTCCTTCTCCCGAGAAGCCGCCAGCTTCTCAAGCCTGCGCGAGCGGAGCGCCCGCGAGGGACGATCCACACCCTGACCATCCGAGAACATTTCGGGGTGGCCGTCCCGCATATACGCCGTAATTATACGCCCAGATGGTGCCTTCACACCATCTTTCACCGCAGCACGGCGCGCCGACAGGTACGCCGCGTACATATCGTCCGGATGGTAACCAGGCAGCGCCTTATGCTCCCAATCCGGCACAATGCGACAGTCGCATGAGTCGTGGTACTCGTGCCCGGCCCCGCCCGCGAGGTCCTTCGAGTGATACACCCACCCACGTGAGGCCAGCAGAGTGCAGAACGCGCACGTCTTGCCGACCGGCACGCGGGCGAAGCGCGGGGCGCTCGGGTCCAGGTCCGCCGCCCGCAGAATCGACCGGCGCGCGCCCGTCTGAATCTCGCGGCCAATCGCGCCCGCCACGACGCGGATAGCCCGGCCTGGGTTGTCCCGGCCCAGGCCCGCCGCGTAGCGGCTCAGGCGGTCGATCCGCTCCACCGAGTCCGCCGGAATCAGCGCCTTCGGCGTATACGCCGTCTTGTAGGAGGGGCGCAGCTCCTGATACCAGTCAAGCGCGCCCTGCGTCAAGGCGGGGCCATAAGCGTCCACGAGCTGCGCCAGGAAACGCTTCATCTCCTCCCGCGACAGCGGGATGTCCTCGAAGTTCAGGACGCGGAACAGACTCACCAGCTGGTCCTCCGCGCCCGTGAGCGTCGCCCTGACCAGCTGATCGTAGACCTTCAGCTGCTCAGATGAGGTCAAAATCACCACCCCCGGCGGCGGGGCCGCGAGCGCCACGCAGAATCGCGTCCAGGTTATCCCTGCCCCTCTGCTGCTCGATCTGCGCCCGCATCCGCGTAATCTGCTGGCGCGTGTAGCCCAACTCCTCCAGGGCCACATCGGTCTTGCCAATCTCCGGGATAGCCTGAATCTGCTTGATCATGGCATCCGACTGCGACACGATGGACGGGCGAGCCGGGTTGCGCCAATGCGTCGAAATACGCGCCGCGTCCTCGGGCAAGACCCCATCACGCAGCATCAGAATGTTGCGATACACGCGGTTCAGGGCGTAACTGTTCGCGTCGTTGAAGTCGCTGGCCTCGGTGACCAGCTCCTCGCGCGCCGCGTAAATCGCGTCCGCCGAAGATGGGTTGTCCTGCACGATGCCCAGGCTACCGACCGGGAGGGACAGCGCGCCCGCCAGCTCCTGCGCCAGCTCACGGAGCTGGTCGACGTAGGGCTGCATGGACTGCTGGGGGATCATGTCGACCTCGGGGAGGTCGCCTTCCTCGTCGCGGGAGATACCCTTCACGGAGCCGAGTCGCCAGCTCCAAGACCCCGTAATCTGGTCGAAGGTGGCCCTGTCCACGCCGCGCAAGAGCAGGCCGGGCGCGGTGAAAAGCTCCGAGGACACGTCCATGCGCATCGAGGCGCGCACGGCACGGTCCACGATGGACAGCACGCCGTCCGTGAGCCGCGAGCGCCCCAGCGGGCGGTCCAGGTTGCCGCGATAGACGAGCGCCTCCATAGGCGTGCGCCCCAGGTGGTGCTCCACGTGCCCCGTCACAAACCAGCCCTGCGACCCGAGGGGAGCCATGCTCACCATGACGTGCGGGGTCAGGAGGATCAGCTCCGTGGGCCGACCGAGGTAATCCACGTCGTTGATGAGGAGGCCCGCGCGGATGCCCCGTCGACGTCGGTCCCACAGCGCCGCCGCCGTCATGGCAGAGTACGGGAGGACGAGGACCGGCGGGTCACCCGCCGCCACGTCGCCGGGCAGCGTCGTCAGGAAGGCCACGCCGTGCGTCGCCGCCGACGCGACCGCCTGCCCGATCTCCGTCGAAAAACGGTTCTCCTCCAGGATCGAGGCCAGCCCGTAGGGGTCCTCCGACCCGTCCGGGGCCACAACGCCGTCCCAATGGCAGCGCGACGTGAGCGAGAAAACCGCCTTCTCCGGCCAGGTGGAGACCAGGCGCAAGTCGCGCGCGATCTCCCGAGGCAGCGCAATGTCCAGACTGTCGACGTACACCTTGCAGTCGAGATAGGCCTGACGGCGGGCATTGCCCGGATAACGCGCCTGCCAGGTGTTCACCAGCTCCTCCAGCGTCGCCTGGAGATCGACGGGCAGGCCCGCCACAGTGGGCGCGGTGAATAGCTGGGGTCCCATGCCCGCGATCAGACGCAGGTCAACGTTCGTACTCATGCGAGGGCCTCCTGGCTCCGGTTAGGACGGCGGCGCGTCGTCCGCGCCATCCACAGCGCCACGCTCACGGCCTCCAGGGGCACCTCGTCGCCCTCCTGGGCCGTCGAGTGCCACCCCCACGCGCCGTCCGTGGTCCTGATCGTTTTATCTGACACCCCCACAGACGCATCCAGGGGATCGTTGCCTGCATTATACCCGCCCGGATGCGAGACCGTGCGACCCCTGACCGCGTTCAAGAAGCCAGAACAGGCCGTGAAATACTCTTGATTGTCCAGGACGTGCAGGTAGCGGCGGGGCGGGCGCAGGGCGCGCAGGTCCTGCTGAAGCGCCAGCGCGCCCGAACGGCCAGACACGCCCACCGCCGAATAGCGGCCCCTCCGCCCGTACAGCCATTCCGCGAGCGCCGCGCTGCTCATGGTGGAAAAATCGCCGGCTTCGAGGTCGATCAGCTCCACGTGGGACACGCCCGTCTTGCGATCATGCAGCGCGCCAGCCACCGCGACGCGCCGCCCGTCCTTCGAGAAAGCCACCCCCAGCGCCCGCACGACGTGATCCGTGGTCAGCTCCGGGGCCAGCTCGGTGACCCCGGTCGCCTCCCAGTCGTCCAGCGAGATCAGGCGGCGCGTGTTGTCGTCGGAGGCCCACCAGCCGAGGCGCTCGCGGGCGAACCCGTCGTCCGCGTAGCGGGCGCGTTCGCCCTCAATCACGCTCATCTGGAGCCTGCCAGACGCGACCGCCGGGTTGGTGCGCACCCACAGGCACCGGTCGTCCGCGTCGATGCCCGCCAGCGACTTCGGAGCGCCCGGCGGAGACCACTCATCCCAGCACGTGCGCGAGGACTCGCCACTCAGCGCGTCACGGCGCACACGCGAAAACACCTCGCCCTCCGCCAACGGACCCGGCGGCGTGCCGGTGTAAATCCACTGCGGGTCACCCAGGGGAGCCGCCGACGTGGTGGGCAGCAGCGCCTCCAGCGCGTCGTCCGTGAGCTGCTGCGCCTCGTCCATCACCAGGACGTCGACCGTGAAGCCACGGCCTGACCCCTTCGAGCGCGCCGCGATCTCGATAGACCCGCCGTTCTTCAAGAAGATGGCCTCCTGGCCGTTGACGTTGCGAATCGACTCAACGAGGGCGTTCAGCTCGGGGAACTTCGCCGCCGGATCGTTCGTCTTCTGCCCGAAGAAGTGTTTCAGGCGGCGGAAGTGCTTCTGCGCGGTCTTGACCTCGTGAGCGGTGTGCAGGATGCGCTCGCCGCGACCAATCGCGCCGAACAACTCCCTGATCTCCAAGACCGCGTTTTTGCCATTCTGGCGAGGCACGGCCAACCCGCAAGTCATGTGCGCCCAGTTGTCGCCGACAACGCTCAGCCAGTTGTCGATCACCCACGCCTGCCAGGGGTCAGGTATGAGCTGGTAGGAGGCGGATAGGGAGACGGCGAGGTCCCCCAGCGAGTCAATCGCGGGGGACGTAATCGAGGTGACCGGCTCCTGGGAGGCCTCGAGGGCCTTCCGGTTAGGACGCGCGGCGGTCACGCTTGCGCATCCTCTGCTGGAAGATGGCGACCGCCGACCCGTCGCCGTCCGTGGTCGGCTTCGGGCCTCCCTGAGCATCCGCCGGGTGCTCCAGCTCGTGCAGGTCACGGGACAGGCGGTTGGCGGTGTTCAGGAGGGCGGACAGGTCGCCGGGCTTGGCCTGGTTGATGGCCTCCCAGGCAACACCCAGGAGGTCGTTCAGCTCCTTCTTGCGGTCGTGGCCGGTCACAGCAGGCCTGCCTCGGTCGCCGGGATGACGTGGGGGATGCCGGACTTCTTCAGGCACGTTTCCATGAGGTAGGAGACGTTCACGCCGGGCGCGGTGTAGGCCCTGACCGCGCCGTCGATGGCGCGGTTGCGGTTGGCGGCGGTGATCTGCTTGGGGGTGCGCAGGTACAGGCGCGCGCCGCGCTTGCGGTCCTCCAGGTATTCCGCCCGGTGCAGGGTGTGCGTGCGGTAGATCGGGTCGCGCTGGCCGACGAAAGGCTGGAATTTGCGGCGCAGTTCGCCCCGGCTGGGGAAGATCACGACGGTGTGTGCCCCGTCGGGGGTCTCGTCGAGGAGGTCTAGCAGGTCGAAGTCGTTCATGGGGCCGATTATAGCAGGTTTGGGCGGTTTTAGCGCATGAAGCGTTTAGCGCTTTGAGGGGATAGGGGATACCCCAGGGGGGTATTTCGCTTGGGCCTCTGGGTGTTCCTGGTTGTTGGGGGAGGGGATACCGCCCCTTGTCAAGTGGTAAGTTCCCATTTCGGGCGTGATGTTTGCCACATTCAGGACACCGGAGGTTTCGGTTCTGGGGACTTCGGTCCTGATGGTGCGCCCCATCCACTCACGAATGGGTTTCGGGTGGGTGGTGTTCACCATTGGATGCCTCCGACGGTGTGGGCCTGGGTCGGCCTGGGCTGGCTTGGGATGGGTTTTGAGCCGCGCTTCTGGTTGCATTGGCGGCATGTGACGCGGGCATTATCGATGGTGTCGCGCCCGCCTCGTGCGGCTGGCACCACGTGGTCCGGTTCGGGGCTGCGTGGCTGGAGTGTGGTCCCCCAGGCGAGTGGCTGTCCGCAATCGGGGCAGTGCGTCTGTCTGTTGGCCTGTGCGAGGTGGAGGACGCGGACGCGCCAGCGTTTGTGGCGTGCGGTGCCGGTGCGGGAGGTGCCGGGTCGTGGGGTCATGGGGTGAGTGTAGCACGCGGGGCCTACCTCGTGTGGCCCCGCGTGCGCCTACTTCGTGGTGTGCGCGGGGCCGGGCGGCGGGGTGAATGTGTCAAGTAGGTTAGCGGTTTGCTTCTGTTACAGCGTGATTTCAATGTTTGTGGGCGTTTTGTAACAAGATTTTGCCTTGTTACACCCTTGTTACAGCCTTGTTACACGCTTGTTACGGGTGTTTTTCGTTGGTATTCCGGGAAACTTTACACTTGTTGTAACAGAGCGCACCCATTTTCCTATATAGAGCAGATTTTTAGCGGAATTGTTCAGTAGTATAACAGGCTGTTTTACTACTGAACAATTTTTTCTTATTAGAAGTAAATAGGATTTATAGTTACGGGAACCGAGCGCTTTACCGCGTTTGCCTTGATATTCCGGGCGTAACAGGGTGTAACAAGCCTGTAACAAGAGTTGTAACAAGACCCGCGCTCCGGCTTGTATCCGGGTGTCTTATATAGAACAAGCCGAAACGCGGCCTTTGCGGGGCACGGGGCCACGAGGTCGGCCCACCACCCGGCGGCGCTCGACAGGGCGCCCCATAAAGCGCTAACATGGGGTGTATGGAACGCAAAGAGCCATGCGGCAAGCGCCGCCCCTACGTCATTGACTATGCCCTCATTCCCGAGCCTGACTCTGATCGTCGGCTCCTCGTGGGTCTCGACTCGTGTGGCCACGTGTGGGTGAGCCTGACCGACGCGCTGCGTAACAGCGGCCTGGAGGGCGCGCCGCCGACCTACCGTGCGACGGCGATCGGCCTCGGTGGTGGCCGCGTCGTCCGCCCTCGTCTCGCGCCGGGGCGTATCCGCGCCATGCTCCCGCTCATGGTGGACGCGCCGGGGTGCGCGGCGCTGATCGCCCACTCGGGGCGCGCGGGTCTGCTGGCCTACCGATCCGACGTGCGTCGGTGGATCGACCACACGCTGGGGATCTACTCGCTGGTTGGCGTGAACGCCGCGCCCGTGGTCTACCCGTGGCCCGAGGAGGTGGCAGCGTGAGCGAGCTGGAGTCTCTGGCCGAACGCCTCCTGCACGACAGGGTGAGCGCGGCGGGCGGCTTGTGCCCGAAGCTCGCGCCGACGGACGCGGGTATCCCTGATCGCCTGGTGATCTGGGAGGGTCGCGTGTATCTGGTGGAGCTGAAGCGCCCAGGCGGGCGGGTCCGGCCTATCCAGGTAGCGTGGCATAACAGGGCGCGCCGGGCGGGCGTGGAGGTCGTCTTGCTGAGTGGGACGGTGGAGGTCGCGGCGTGGCTGGATGATCTCGGGGTGCCCGGGTTGCCTCCGCGTCGTCGTGGGGGTGGCCGCGTCCGCCGCTTGTGTGACTGACGTTACAGGCGCTAGGTGTTGCGCTATTGGTCTTTGGGTGTGCTATACTGATTATGTCACCGAGAGACGGTGACCCGAACCGAAAGGACCAAGACCATGAGCCGCTACTTCTTCTCCGCCGTTAGCCTCCAGGGTTTCAACGCCGAGCAGATCGACCTGATCAACCGCGTGGCCGAAACCGAGTACGAGGCCCAGGGCCGTGAGCCGATGCTCGAGGAGATCAAGGCCGACTACGCCGACGAGCTGAACGCCCTCGCCTGACCCACCCCGGAGGCCCCGTCACCCGGCGGGGCCTCCACCCCCTTGAAAGGATCCAACCGCCATGACCACCCAGACCCCCGACCTGCCCGAGTTCGCCTACAACGTGCAGACCCGCGCCGCCCGCATCGGCTCCCAGATCGTCCTCCCCGTCGACGGCATCAGCCAGACCACCAACGGCTACGGGCGGCACTTCATCACCCTGACCATCCCGGTGTCCGGCGTCATCGTTGAGGACGATCCGACCGGACCCGTCAACCCCGCCAATCCCTTCGTCACCCTCGATCGCTGAAAGGACCAAGACCAATGACCGAGAACAAGATCATCGAGCAGATTAGGCAGCTCCTGCGTATTGCCTCCGACCGGGGCGCGTCCGTCAACGAGCGCGAGCTTGCTCAGCGTCGCGCTGAGCGCCTCATGGTGCGGTACCGCATCGAGAGTCTGCCCGAGGGCGACGCGCGCGCCAAGGACGAGGACATTACCTCGATGGAGGTGGAGATCAAGGGCGGTAGCGCGTCGATGGCGCGGGCCATCGTGGACGGCCTCGCCACCCTCGCCCGCTCCCTGAGCTGCTTCTGCTCCTGGAGGACGTACAAGCGGCACACGCTCGCCACCATCGTCGGCACCAGGTCCGACCTCGCATACGTCACTGAGTTCTACAACTCCGCCGTCATGTCCTACCCGTCGATGCTGAAGGACCGCCTGCGTTATGAGGACTTCTACAGTGAGTCCGAGCGCCGCCGTTTCCGCCGCTCCTACGTCATGGGTTTCTTCCAGGGGATCGCTGACCGTATCGAGATCGCCACGAGGGAGGAGACGACCTCGACGGGCCAGGACCTCGTGCTGGCCTCCCGCTACCAGCGGGCCGAGGCGAAGGCGCGGGACGGTGTGAACATTCGTCCGGCGCGCGGCCTGCTGATCGACCGTGACGGGGAGGCGAGCGGCGAGCGCGACGGGTACGCGTCCGGCATTGGCTGGATGGGTGAGCGCCTGGACGGCCCGCGCGTGGGTATCGCCGCGTCCTGACCCCCGCGCCCCGCCGCTTTAGCGCTTTGTGTTGCGAAGGGCGGCGGGGTGCCCTATACTAAACATGTCACCGCCCCGGTGACCCCACCTCCGAAAGGACCAACTACCATGAACACCAAGTACACGCTCGCCGGTTTCGGCCTCACTGTGGGCCTTGCCGTCGCAGCGGCGGCCCCTGCGCTCGCGGCCCCCGCCACCCCGGAGCCGATCAGCGCGCAGGTCACGAAGGCCACGTCCGCGTCGCGCCAGACCACAAGCGAGGTGACCGTTGAGGGCACCTGGCAGACCCCGCGCCTGACGGTCGGATCGACCCTGACCGTTGGCAGCGTCGATGGTGGTTTTGCCTGGCGGGCGAACTTTCCGTTCACGCTGGACGACGGCTCCCGGATTGGTGAGTGCGTCGCCGACCAGGCGCAGCTCATCTGCACGGTGACGGACGTTCCCGAAGCGTGGGCCGCCAAGGAGAACGTTACCGGCACGTTCTACGCCCGCGCGCAGCTCACCGATAAGGCGGTGGGCACCGAGCAGACCAGCATCACCCTGAATGGCGAGACCGTCCGCGCCCTCGTGTGGGGCGACCGTGAGGGCACCGGCACGTGCAGCAACGACTGCACCAGCCCGGCGCATTACGAGTACGCACGACCGGAAACGGTCAAGTACGGGTGGACCGACGCTAACGGGGCCATTGCCTGGGGTATCCAGTGGAAGGTGGACCCCGGCACCGAGTACACGATCACAGATGAGACCAACGCCATGCACGCGGCGGTGAAGTGCAGCACCGGCCCCACGTGGGACCCCAAGACGACGAGCTGGACGGACGGCAAGCTGGACGACACCAAGCACACCCTGACTTTCACGCCCCCGGTGGGCGCGCTCGTGTGCGTGACCTTCCCGGATGCGACGAAGCCCGTCGAGGGGCAGACCGCCTACACAAACAAGGCGACGATCAACGGCGCGAGCCTGGAGGCGACCGCGACGATCAAGGCCAGCGGCGGCACGGACGGAGATGGCACCGTGAAGCCCACCCCCGCGCCTGCGCCTACTCCGACGACTGAGCCGACTCCCGAGCCGACCCCCACCACCCCGGCCCCGAAGCCCACGCCCACCATGCCGACGGTGGACAAGACCCCGGAACCCAAGGTCACCACCTCCCCCGCCCCGGTCCCCTCGCGTGCGACCCCGAAGCCCGAACCGAAGGCCGACGCGCAGCCCGCCCCCGCCCCCGCGCCTACGACGCGCCTCGCCAGGACCGGCGCGACCCTCGACGGCATCGGCGTTGCCCTCGTGTCCCTTCTGATCGGCGCGGCGCTCGTCCTCGGCGGGCACATCATCGACCGCCGATTCACCAAGTAACACCTCTGCCCGGTGGGGCCGCTGGACTGTCGGCGGCCCCACCCCTTGAAAGGACCCCATCATGCACAAGCTGCACGCTCTCGAGATCAACCGGACGACGAAGACCATCCTCCTGGACGGCCAGCCGCTCAGCGTCATCGGGAAGATTGTCCCCTGCCTGGACGCGGAGGAGGGCGAGCTGAGCGCCCTCGTCACCATTCCGCTGGCCTCGATCACCGTCAAGACCCCCAGCGGGTCTGTCCGCGTCGACGCGCCCGAGGCTGGCGAGTGAACGCGCCCCTGCGCCTCCACCCCTACCAGCAGGCGGCGGTCGCCCACCTGAAGGCGCACGACCGGGCGGGCCTCTGGCTCGACATGGGCTTGGGCAAAACCGCGTCGGTCCTGTCCGCCTTGGAGGAGCGTCACCTGCCTGCCCTCGTGACGGCCCCGGCGCGGGTGACCCGCGACGTGTGGCCCGAGGAGGCCACCAAGTGGAGGCCCGATCTGCGCGTGGTGCCCGTCGTGGGCACTCCGGCGCAGCGGGCCGCCGCCTGGGCCACCGACGCGGACGTGTACGTGGTGAGTCACCAGCTCCTGGGGGAGGCGGCGCGCCAGCCTCACGGGTGGGAGACCTTCATCCTGGACGAGGCCAGCGGCTTCAAGAACCACCAGGCGAAGCGGTGGAAGGCGGCGCGCCTGATCGCCAAGACCGCCTCCTGCGTGTGGGAGATGACCGGCACGCCCTCGCCTAATGGCCTGATCGACCTCTGGGCGCAGATCTACCTCCTGGACTTCGGGGAGCGCCTGGGGCGCACGATCACCGGCTTTCGTCGTCGGTACTTCATGGAGGCGGGTCGCCTTCCGTCTGGCGTGGTGACTGGCTGGCAGCCGCGCCCCGGCGCGTCCGAGCGCATCCACGCGCTCCTGGAGGACGTTTGCCTGTCGATGGGCACGGAGGGGCGGCTTCAGCTCCCGCCGCTGACCATGAACCGCATCGAGGTTGAGATGCCGGCCTCTGCGAAGCGCGCCTACAAGGACATGCGGACGCAGCTCGTCGCGGACCTGTCCCTCCTGGGCGGCGTGAAACACACCGCGTCGACGGCGGCGGTCGCCACCAACCGCCTAAGCCAGATCAGCGCAGGATTCCTCTACGACGACGACGACCGAAACGGCTGGGACTGGCTGCATCACGCGAAGCTCGACGCGCTCGCGGAAGTCATCGAGGGCACCGGCTCCCCCGTCCTCGTCTTCTACCGATTCCAGGCCGAACTGGAGATGATCCAGGAGCGTTTCCCCGAGTCTGTTCACGTGAGTGAGTCTGGCGCGGTGAAGCGTTGGAACGCGGGGCGCATCCCGATTCTGCTGGCCCACCCGGCCAGCGCCGGGCACGGCCTGAACCTCCAGCACGGAGGCCACACCATCGTGTGGACCAGCCTCCCGTGGAGCCTGGAGCAGTGGCAGCAGGCCAACAAACGCCTCCAGCGTCAGGGGCAGACCCACCCCGTCGTCGTCCACGTGATCGAGTCTCGCGGTACGCTTGACTCGAATATCCTCCGGGTGCTCGACGGCAAGGCCGGTGTCCAGGCTGCGCTTATGGAGCACCTCGAAAGTCTCATCTAGTAGAAAGGACCCACACAGATGAGCACAAAGACCTCCGCCGATCTCACCCTTGACCTATCGGTTGCACCGTCCGTATCGTCGCGCGGGTGGGAGGCCGCCACGCTGACGTGGGAGCGCCTCGTGGACCGCGCGCACAACCCGGAGGCCGTGAAGGACTGCGGCGGATACGTCGCCGGTCGCCTGAAGGGCACCGCCCGCAAGAAGGGGCAAGTGGAGTACCGTAGCGCGGTGACGCTGGACGCGGACGCGGCCTCCGAGACCCTGCCCGCCGTCGTGGCCGGTCTCGGACTTCGCGCCCTCGTCCATTCGACGTACTCCCACACGCGCGCCCACCCGCGTTACCGCGTGATTTTCCCGATCATGGGACCCGGCCTGAGCGAGGAGGAGTATCCGAGGGTAGCCCGCGGATTGATCGAGGCCCTGGGTGAGGCCCAGTTTGACCCGGGCAGCACGCAGCCCGAGCGCCTTATGTTCTGGCCCGCGACCGCCAACCCGGACGAGTACGAGGTGGTGGAGTGCGACGGCGAGACGGCGACGGCGCAGGGCCTCCTGCGCGACTTCGGGGGCCTCCAGGCTACGCCGGACCACAAGGCGGGGCCGAAGCGTGACCCCAAGGAACTGCCCGGCGTGGCGGGCGCGTTCAACCGCGTGTACGACATGGCGCGCGCCGTCGAGACCTTCCACCTCCCGTATGACCCGGTGGAGGGCGAGCCGAATCGCTGGCACTACACCCCCGCCGAGTCCGAAGGCGGTGTCATCGTCTACCCGGACGGCTACGTCTTCTCCAACCACGCATCCGACCCGGCATACGGGCGGGCGCTCAGCATGTTTGACCTCGTGGCACTGCACGTGTATGGCGGGGAGGACCGGGCGGCGGGCGTGCCCCAGTCCACGGCCCCGGCGGATCGCCCTTCTATCCAGCGGGCCATGCGCGAGTTCGTGGCGCGTCCGGAGATCGTCACGGAGCTGGTCGCCGCTGACTTCGCGGACGTCGACGGAGACGAGGACGGAGCTCGCGGCCTCCCCGAGTGGGTCTTGGAATTTCACTTGCACCCCAAGACGGGCAAGCCCCTGGACGACGTGCATAACTGGGACCTCCTCATGAAGCATGACCCGGTGCTGCGCAGCTTGGCCCGAAACGACATGACCATGAACACCGTGGCCCGCCGTGACTTCCCGTGGAGGAAGGTCACGCCCGGCAAGACCGACGTGCTCACCAGCGCCGACTTCGCCCAGATCAGCGCCCACCTACAGCGTGCCTACAACTTCCCGCGCCCCGCTCAGGAGCAGCTCCGGGGCGTGATCGACATGGTGGCCCAGGATCACGCTTTCCACCCGGTGCGCGAGTATCTGGAGGGCCTGGAGTGGGACGGTGTGAGCCGTATCGAAACCTACCTGCCTGGCGTGGCGGACGACTACACGCGGCGGGTGGCTCGCCTGGTGGCGGTGCAGGCCGTGGCCCGCGCCCTCGACCCTGGGGTCAAGGTGGATAACTGCCTGATCCTGACCGGGCGGCAGGGCCTGGGCAAGTCCTGGTTCATCGAGCGTATGGCGCGCGGCTGGACCTGCACCCTTGGCCCCATCGAGAACGGTGGGCTGCGAGACACCATCATGGCTATGATGCGCTCCTGGATCGTCGTCGCAGACGAAGGCTTCGCCATGAAGAAGGCGGACGCGGAGGCGCTGAAACAGTTCATTACGCTGACTCACGACACTGCCCGCCTGCCCTACGCGCGGGAGTCGGTGGACGTGCCTCGCGCGCAGGTGATCTGGGGAACCACCAATGATGCCGTCTTCCTTCGGAGCCAGGAGGGTAACCGCCGTTTCCTGATCGTGGAGGTGGCCGAAAAGCTGGACTTCGGTAAGTACACGAGCGCCTACGTCGATCAGGTGTGGGCCGAGGCCGTCCACGTGTACAAGGAGAGCCTTGTCACCTACGCGGGCGAGGATCGTAACCTGGAGCTGTTCCTGGACGACGACGGCGAGGCTATGGCCGAGACCATCCGCTCGATGGCGACCGAGGAGGACAGCCTGGCTGGCCTCATCCAGTCCTACCTGGACACCCTCGTCCCCGAGAACTGGGCGGACATGTCCCCGGACGAGCGTATCAGTTGGCTACAGGACGAGGAGCAGGGTATAGTGAGTGGCACGCACCCGATTGATGTGGTGTGCTCGCTTGAAATCTGGGAGATAGCGCTAGGCCGCGAGCGCGGCAAACACTCGCGCGTGGACATCCTCCAGATCACGAACAAGCTGAAGCAGCTACCCGGCTGGTTTGGCCCGTCCCCGAAGGCTCTACGCCTGCCGTTCTACGGCCCGCAGCGTTTGTTCGCCCGCCTGGACGAACCCACCGACGTGAGCGACTCGCCCGAGTCACTCATCTGACACAACACGATCAACGATCACCAAGGAGAACAGGATCATGGAAATCAACATCACTCTCGACGTGCAGGGCGCTACCGTGGAGGAGGTGCAGTGGCTGGCCGGTCTGCTGGCTGCGCAGCGCACCGCTCCCGCGCCGATCACCGTCGAGGCCGAGACCGCCACGCCCACCACCGAGGCGGACGAGGAGAAGTCCGCCCCGAAGAAGGCCGCCGCCAAGAAGGCCACCCCGAAGAAGGCCACCCCGAAGAAGGCCACCCCGAAGAAGGCCGACCCCGAGCCGACCCCCGAGCCTGAGCCGGTGGCCGACGAGACCGACGGCGCGACCGTCGAGGACGAGACGGTCACCCCCGAGGCCGACCTGCTGGCGGTCGCCGTCGCGCGAGCCACCGAGCTGATCGGCGCAGGCGAGCAGGACGCGATCAAGACCGCCCTCAAGACGGCGGGCGCGCGCCGCGTCGGCCTCCTCAAGGGCGACCAGATTCAGGCCTTCCTCGACGCTCTCCCTTGGGAGGCCTGAGACATGCCTCCCAAGGGACACGCGAACCTTGGGCCGTCGAGCGCGGCGCGTTGGCTGGCCTGCCCGGCCAGCGTGCCGCTCGCGGCGGCGGCGGCCCC